TTTTTCGATATTAAGTGCATTCTTAACTTTTGAATTATTAAAGCTTTCTAAATCATCGTCATTAATGATTGCATAAATTGAGCTATTTGTCATTTGTGCAGGATAGTGATCGTCAGCTATAAAGTCTCGTTCCGCCTTAGTTAGACCGCCAATAAATTCTCCATAGTTATAAGTAATCCTGATATTATTAATGTCGTCTCTACGATGGCCAACAACGAAGTTATCATAAAACTTATATGGTACAAAGTGTGACGATAGATAAGGTGTCCCAAACGTTTGATACTCTGAAACATCGAACCATGGATGGTCTGTGTCCTTTAATGAATCCCATAATTGTTCAAGGTGCTTTCTGACGTTCTTACGCTGCGATTCTGCATTAAATTGTTTAATTACAGTATGCCTACTGAATACTCCTAGCATACTATCTTCTTCACTTCTTGATAACATATCTTTCCTCCTATAAATAAAAAGGGCTTACGCCCTTATGTTCCCCGTTACTAGTCAATTGGTAGCCCAGCGTCAACGTAATCTGTAAAATTCTGTGGACGTTCATCTTCTGACTTATCCATCATAACGTCATAATAATGCTTACGCATGCCAGCTATTTCTGGAAATTCCTCAACGCTCATCGTTGCTGTTGTATTGAATAAAGCTGGATATATATCTGGAAATACCTTTAGAGCAACTTTTCGCCAAATCTCATTAGCTGTCTCTTTTCCTTCGTCTGACTTTAGATAAGATACAAAGTCTACCCAGCCTTGCTTCTTAATTTGTTCTCCGTCATCATTGACATACGTGTACCACCCTGAGCCCTTAATGATTCCTTCGTCTACACCGCCGTAAAAGATGTTGGTTTCTCTATCAAATCCTCTAGCTCCCAGTAGCTTGATTGTAACTGTATCAGTAACGTTATCACCAATCTTAGACTTTACAACGGTTACACGCGTGTCGAACCCAACTGCGGTCTTGTCTGAGTTGTGCATTTTAATCGCACTACTTTTTTGAATACGAAGACGTGAACTTGTAAAATGTTCCCAGCCTTTCCCGCCTAGGGACTTAGTTTGGGCATACTTTGGATTAGGGGCTTTCATGTCGTCCCGTCCTTGGTTAAGACCAATTAGTAACCCATTATTGTATGACAGGTTAGCTTGGACTTTTCTAGCCATAATCGCCAGTGCTTTAGCTTGTTGACCAACTGTCGCACTTTCAGAGTCCGTGTTAGCTTCAAGCTTAGACTGAGTAAAACCAACAGAGTCAATAATAAACATCGAGATTACATTTGGGTTCTGACCATGTATCTTAGCAGCCATATTGACGATATAATTAGTTAGTTCCTCAATATACAATGGTGTTACTGTACCATCTTTATTTAGTTCAGGTGTAACAGTAAGAACCTTACTAGGATCTACCCCAAGACCTACTAAACGCTCGTTATCCATTGTCTCTTCAACGTCAAAGTATATAGGCATAATATTCATCTTAAGAGCATTTCTCATAATAAGCCCCATCAATGTACTCTTACCAGAACTGGGTAGTCCAAACACTTCTGTTACTCTACCGGACGCAGGAATACCGGATATTAAGTTCTTATCTAGAGAAGGAATTAACGTTGGCACGTAGTCTTTAACTCGCCCTTGGTCAGTGTCTGAGTAGTCAGTAATTCGTTTGTCGCCTTTCTTCAATACTGACATTATATCTGAAATATTAACTGTCATTCTATTCCTCCTTAGTTAAATGCGTCTAATACAGAATCAATTCCGCTGTCTTGTTCACTGTCGTCATCGTCGTCAAACGGAAATACCGTGTCGCCACTATCATTCTGACCTTGTGACTGAGGCTCTGGCGTTCGTTGTGGTTCAGACTTAGGAAATCCTTGTTCTTCTTTAGGCCATAGTTGCGTTGCCGATGAATCTTCTTCAACAGTAATTGTCTTATGCTCTTCGCTAGGCTCTACTGGTGCTGAACTTACTGGAACTTGGCTAGTATTACTGCTATTATCGCTTTTATTTTCATTTAAATACTTTTCAGCAACGGTCATATGAACATTAAGCTTGCTAGCCTTATCAACAATAGACTTACTTAATTGATATTCTAGATAATTGTGATAGTCCTTGTCATAGTCAACAATTTTCTGGTTATACTGTTCTGGGTCATCAAAGTAAACAAAGTCCGTGTCTTCATTATTCCGTTTTAGATAGTTGTATTCCATAGGAGGGTATACAATGTCAGTACGTGCAGATACATTCATAAGGCTACCGTCATACTTAATTTGAACGGCATACGTGTCTCGTTGAGATAAGAACCCGTCTGGTAGTGAATTGCCATTAACTCGATAGGTTTTGTCAGCTAGAAGATTTACCAGCGCTTTGTAAATAGAGGACGAGATAAGGTAGTTAACAATCTTATAAGTTCCATCGCTGTTCTTAACTAGGTCACCATTACTATCAGATGGAATACCAATGATTTCATAAAACTGCGAGATTGATGTTCCAGCGAACCCTACGCCTACTCCTTTTTCTTTAATATCAATTGGATTGTCATTAGTATTGTGTTCTTTTCGATACTTACTATTAAACTTCATTACTTCCCATGTCATGTCAGATAGGGAATCTTGGTTACCATCACGATATACGCTTGGATGGAAGTTATGCTTGCCCTTAGACGTGTTGATCGTAAATTCAATTTCGTTTACTTCTTTAGCAAACCAACGCTTGCCTAAAGACAGGATTCTTCCAAGGAATGGGTTGTTTTTACTAATATATTGAGGCTTGTTTTTTCTTAACGAATATAGTTGTTCTTTGAAATTATTTTCGTGCCTTTCACTAGAACTACTACCAGAGCCATTAACTCGTGCAAGTTCTTCTTCTAGTTTCTTTTTAAAATCTACCATTTCAATTACCTCTTTCTTTTTATACTAATATATTAACATGCTTAGCATTAAATGTCAAACTAAGACATTTGACCAGAAAGCCTAGTTTCGGCCCGCTTATTGCTTGCAATGGTCTGTAAAAGGTCTTTCCGCTGTTGCATCGCAGCTAGCATTTGCTTTAAATTCCCCTGAATGAATGATAGCTGATTTAGTTTGGTTTGTTCCTTTATCAACAGTGGATCGCTCATAATCCTATTATTAAGCTCATTCTGAGATAGCTTCTTACCACCATTTTCCTTAATATACTCTGCGTTGTGTGAATACTTGTAAAATAGGTCACCTTGGGTTTTGTTTACAACCAGTTTCTGGTTTTCTACCAGTAACTTAGCTTTAGCTTCTAAAGTCGCAATTACATAATAATGATTTGCTTGGTTATCAAAAACTAGGTCTTGTTCGTTAATTCCAAGCCATTCGTCTACTGGGATAAGCACTTCATCACCATACTCATTACGATATGAGATTGATTCTATGTTCTTAAATTTGCCTAGGTCTAGCTTCACGCTCACTCACCTCCATAAATAAAGTGGCTATAAAAGTATAGCCACATTAAGTATCATTCTATAAGTCATAATCTCTTAAATCAATTGGATCGTCCTCATCTAAAGTCTGACTATCATAGCCTTTAACGTCTTCTTTAAAAGCGTCTAACTGTTCACTAGTCATTCTAGATAAGTTTACGAATCCTAAAGAAGTGTTTGCTAGATAACCTTTCTTGATTGCACGTGATAAAGTTGAGTACTCTACCCCTAGAGCCTCAGCAACTTTATTCATTTCATCGGAAACAATAACTTGACCGTCATCGGATTCAACCTTAATAATCTTAACAGTTGGTGCCTGCATACCATGGTCTTCCCCGTCAACACGCTCGATCTTAAGGATGTTTCTCCACAGATTACCAGAACGGCTAAGAACTGATAAGCTATAAAGACTAATACCAGTCTTGTGGAACGCTTCATTTAGTGACTTATAGGTATGTGATTCTCCAGTCTGTACATTAGTAACTTTAATGCCTACTGTATAGTCACAAACTGTTTCTTTCTGTGACTCTGTGGCTGTATCATTACCAGTATCCATAAATAGTTTAGTTTTAGTACCCTTTGATTCCTTAGTGTAATCATCTTCATCAATACTTTCATAAATACTAGTTAGCTCTTTCAAATCTTGCTTTAATTTAATAATTTCTGCCGCCATGGAGCTAGTCAACTTTTTAGACCGTTCTTTATAATTCATACTATCTTCCCCTTTTCTATACTGATAATTTTACCACATATAAATGTGTATGTCAAACGTCCTTTACTAAATCATTTGAGATGAAAATTCCGCCACCCTTAGATACAGTAACTGCTGGAATAATCTTTGTTTCAGCGTTATTAGAAATTAGTCTTGCTGTTCCTAATTCTGATACAATAACTTTTGCGTCATTGAAGTAGTAGCTTCCCGGAATAGCATATACAGTCCAGTCACCTAAATCTGTGTTAGGAAAACTCATATTACTACTGTCTTTATAGAATCTAATGTCTTGGTTAGCAATAAACCCAAGCTTCAATACAGGGTCTTTTACACTATACAACTTTGGAATAAGTTTCTTTAAATAGCTATCGTACTTAACTAGCATTTCACGTTCGTCATTAATGAACTCTAAAGCTACCTTCTTAATGTCTGAATAGTCAGATGTATACCCTAGATAGAAAAGAAGCGTATTATTAGCTCTTTCACGTAGTTCTTCGATGTCGTTATTCATGATTAGCTTTTCTTTTAGATTCATAGTGTTATCCTCCTATATAAACTACTCAACAACGTACTGGTAAAGAATCCCCTTTTCAACATTTCGGCTACTCATAGTAGCTTTAACGTTATTCGACTTAGCAATCTTATTATAGTTGTCTACTGCCTGCTGTGTATTACCAATCAGTGGTGGAATAATATCAGAAACGGAACGTATTCCGTACCTCTCAACATATATGTTTATTGCTTCCTCAATAGTTCCGGCCAATATGACACACTTTGTTTCCATTTTGTCAAAATCGAACGCCCAAATGTATTCGTAGTTATCATCAAATTGAGCACTAAAGTCTCTTGTAACAGCGTCAATAGCTAAGGCACTCAGTATACTGTCCTTATCTCCGGTGTAGCTAACAGGAAGATCAACCTGTGGCAGAAAGCCAACTAGATTAGTCCCTCCACTACTAGATTTGTTTAGATACTCTAAAGCTACCTGTTCGTGGCGCTTATCGTTTTCCTCAGTATAGTCTGGAACACTAAACTCATTAAGACGCCCCTTCTTGTTATACATTAACCCAGTTAGCTTGTCAATGTATCCAGACTTTATTTTAGCCACATGACTGCTAGCTTCTAGTCGCTTTACCCTACGCTTAATTCCAAACATCTATTTATCCCTCCACTTGACGTCATAGTATGACGATATTGCTACTAGCACGAGTTCAACAGTAACGAATACAATAAAACTATTAAATCTTCCAAACAGATAATAGCACAGAATCCATACAGGAATAGACATCCACACAGCTAATTGCGACATAAACTTGCTAAACGATTTTTCCTTATTCTCTTTGTTCTTATTAGTACGCATTATTACACCGGCTTTCTGTTAATACTGATATATTAACATATCCATTACTTTTCTGCAAATCTGTACAAGTACTCGTCTGACTTTTTATCAAGATTAGCCAATTCTTTTTCAGCTTCGTCCTCATCAATTAATTTGTAGCTAAGCTTTTCACTCACCTTCTGCTTATCATACTGTAGCTGAGCCCACCCTTGAACGCTAGCACCTTTATTTTTACTAAGTTTAGCGATATTAATTAGGTCTTCTTCTTCCACTTCGAACTCGTCATTGTAATTAATACCAATTTCTGGTTCTACCACAAACGGGAATCTGAATTTATTGTTAGGCAGCTGGTATTCTTTTGGAACTCTGTAACCCGTTGCGTCATTGTTGACAATTGCCGGAAAATTAACGTGTTCACAGCAATACTTAACAACTGCATAGACTTCGGCTAGTTCTGGAGGATAAACATCGAGAAGAATTGAGTCATGAACAGTGGCAATTATCTTTGACTTCAACTTGCGCTTGCAAAACTGTTCGTGAACGCTGATTAGACCTAGATTAACAATGTTTGAGCCACTTCCTTGAATTTCTGTGTTAAACGCTTGTCGTTTAGCTTTAGCACGAACGTCCTTCAATATGCTATCAACGTTAGACAAATCTCTTCGGAACCCATTAAGAGTTTCAGCATATTTATACCTAGCAGCAAATTCCTGTGAATCAGCCATCGCTTGCTTAACCTGTGGCATTGTAGATAAAATGGCATCATAAATTCTTTGTGCCTCTTTTTCATCGACGCCTAAGTCTTTAGCAAGGGTCTTTATACCCATTGAATATGGAATACCAAACGATACCCTTTTAGCCGACGTTCTTAAGTTTTTAGTAACTTCGTCATATGGAACGTGAAAGCCAAGACTTGCATTATGCTTATGAATGTCTTTATGGTCTAAAAGCGCCTGCGTCATATTACGATCTTTACTAAGCATAGCCATTGTGTAAATTTCTAGGGCGCTGTAATCCATGTTGAGCAGAATACCGCCTTTAAACCGGCTTCTGTACATTGATTTAACCCCATACGAGTAATTAAAGTCGTTTGGGTTATCTGTTCTTCTAGTCTGATTTTGAGCGTTAAATGCCCCGCTAGAACTTAGCCGACTAGTCTCTGTAACATAAGGGTTAAAGCTAGGCTTAACAAAGTCGTCCTTATCCCGAACCTCCGGCAGCTTATCAATAAAAGAACCCAAGGCAGTTTCTGCTTTACTGTACTTAGAGTACAATTCAATAAACTTGGTTTTATAAGTCTCTTCTAAGTACTCCTGAGCAGCTTTACCAACTGAATAGCTCTTCCATGTTATGTTCTTAGGATTTCCAGTAACGTATGGTGGTTCCTGTGGTAGCTCATACCCAAGAACATCATATAACAGTCGTTTCATATCATTAGGCGTAAACTTGAACTTATAGTTAGGAACACCATCCTTACCAGTACAGTATTTAGCATAGTCCTTAAACTTTTGCTTCTGCTCTTTAGTACGGTCTGCCGGCTTAGTCTTCTTAATCTGTTCTCGTTCCATTGCAAAGTTTAGTCGTTCTTTTTCAATCATTTTAATCTCTGGAATAGTGCTTAAGATTTCGTTTTTCATGTCGTCTCGGTGCTTAACGTACTTGTCATGAAGTTCCCGATTACGTTCCATATCAAGCTTAATACCGTTATGCTCAATCGTTGTTAGTGCATCATTAAGCCGTGGGAATATGTTAAAAACTAAATTCACCCACGCACGGTTCTTCTTAATTCTACCAACCATTTTATTGAAAAGCCTTAGTGTGACGTCAGCGTCAGCTGCGGCGTATGGAAATTGAACCTCCATATCAATCCAGTCATAATTGAATTTCCCTCCGTCGATCTCATTAGTAGGAGCCTTATAGTCCTTTTTAGAAACCTTAGCCTTATCTGGGTCTTTACCTTCAAGCTCTAGAGCCTTTCTAGATTTTTCAATCTCTGCGTTGTACCAATTTTTATAATGGTTATCTAAATATTCATTTTTAAACTCTTCTAGTGGCTGTTCATAGCCTCCCATATCAGTAAACGCTCGTGCGATCTGCTTTAATCCTTTTTTTACTTTCTTTGCCTGTGAGAACCCCACATAGTACATTACTTCTGTGTCTATACACTTAATACTCCTGTCTAAACCGTTGACATCCTTAAGCGTAACAATATCAAACTTACCGTTATGAAGCACTTTCCATATTTTGTCAGATTTAAATATCTGGTTAACATTATGTTTAATATCCTGTTTTTCTTCTTCTGAGAAAGGCTGAAAACCTGTCTTATCAATAGGAATTACAACACCTTGATGATCTTTCCAAGAAATTGACATCATTGTCATCCTTGCATTAGTTCGCCAAGATTCAAGTGTATTAGTTTCAAAGTCAATTCCAATTATCTTATACAGCGGAGCTTTTAGTGGAGGCAGTCCAAGAATATTTTTAAATATCTCTTTAGCACGAGAATAGTCTTTAACTAGCTCATATTCTCCTAAATCTAACTTGTTTCCGTACTTTATAAAGTGTCTAGTCATGTTTAACTGAGGCCGTAGTGTTTCTTTATCAGACGGGTACTTTAACACGTCTAGTAAGTCAGCAAAGACTGATACAAACGTATTATTGATACTAATAGTATGACTAATATCTTTTGTAAATCCAACCGGCTTTCTGGTTATAGCTTTATGTGCAATTGAGCCAAAACTAATAACCAAGTCTGGAGATTCATCGTCAATCCTTTTCCATAAGTTCTTACTAGTCTCTTCTAGATTTTTTGAATTTATGGCTCTTTGAGCCTCTGATGAAGATACCTTCTTGTTAATTGCAAAAGCAATCCTAATTGCATTTTTATCTATTCCCAATCCTGCCCTCGGTGCAGTTAGTATCTTTAATAACATCTTACCCTCTTTTGAGTTAAATAGATCCAACTTACCGCTGTCGTTAAAATATGACAGTCTGGGGTACCCTAGAACTACTAATACTTTATTAAGTTTCATAGCATTACCTCCCCTTTTCAATATAAAAAGCATACCATTTCTGATACGCTTTGTCAAATGCTCACTTAAATAGTTTGCTATCCTTACTAACATTATTAAACTTTCCATAGTCGTAACTACCATTAGGTTTCTTTGCATATACATTAACTTTACTAGCTAAGTTACTACCAACTTTAAACCTAACTACATATCTTTTAGGCGCTACAACCTTGCCACTATTCTTTTTAAAAGACTCGATGTTATTACTAATGTATCTTTCCGTAGATATGCCACGAGTTATCTTACCTAGTTTTCCTAGCTTTATTGAAACCAAAGTATTGTCTTTATCTCCATGTTTAGTAAGTTCATCATAAATTGATTCAGTAAACAGCTTAGATATTAAACGTACTTCTTTATAACTTATTCTTTTGCCAGTTTCTTCTTCGTACAAGTACTTAACTGTCTCAGCTATATCATCTAGGTTATAACTAACGGGAACACCTTTGATAGTGTTCTGACCTCGTTTCATTCTATCTCACCAACCAGTTTGTCTATACTGCTCTGTTTAACATTTGACTTACTGACTTTCTTATAGTCTTTTATCTTTGAATACCATGAAAACATAGTGTCCGGCTTAACCTTAGTGAAGCTTGAAAGATTAGTTATAATTGCGTCAAAACTAGTTGTTTTGCCAGTACGCTTTTCATCACTAAAAACTATTTTCCTGAAATATGGTAACTTGTTTTCAACAATGAACTTTTCAAAGCTGGCATGGTAAGGTAACACAACAT